CATTACCTGCGGTCAGGTTTGCAGAATATGGGTCGATGTAGACGCGATACTTGCCTTGGAGAACACCAGCGAAGGTGTTACCAGTGTCATCAACGTTCAGGTTAGCGTTGAGTGCAGGGGTGTAATCGAGAACACCAGCCATGGTGAGGGCGGATGCAACGTCTGCAGAGCAGAGGATCATGTTGCCCTTCCCGCGACGAGTTCTTTGTGCGATTGCGTTAGCATCGCGCTCGATTTGGAACAGGAGACCCTTGAACTTCTCAACTGACCAACGACCGTTGGAGTCGATGTCGAGGTCGAATACACCAGCGGTAGCGGTGTTTTGAACAGCACCTTGCTCAGCAACCTTGTAGATGGTTCTGATGACTTCGCGGTTGATTTCAGCCAGAATCTCAGAGGAGAGAATGTTGGCGAGTTCCGCTTCAGCGTTCAGACCGTGGATTGCCTTGAGGTCTTGAGCAAGCTCCAGTGAGTACTCAGCCTTCAGGGCGCGTGACTTTGCAGTAACGGTGACTTTCTCGATTGAGAAAGCCATCTGGTTGAATGCATCGGTGCCGGTGCCATCAAGACCCTCAGCAGAGTCGGTTCTCAGACCTTGACCAACTCTATATCCGATAGAAGAAGCTGAACCAACTGGGTTCAGAACTGCAGGGTTGTCACCGTTTTGCGCGGTAGTACCCATACCAGCGGTTCCATCAGTGAAACCGTTTTCGTCGTCACGACCAGCAGGTTGACCGGAGAATGCGGTATCTGCTTCGTTGAAGAATGCCTCATCGCCAGATTGAGTCTGATAGCGTGAGCGCATTGCGAAGATGAGTCCAGTAGGACCACTCATTGGTTGAACGCCAGCGAGGTCATAAGCGACCAGGTTAGGCATTGAACGTCTGATCAGTGAGATCAGAACTGGATCGAAACCAGCAGTAGGGCCAGCAGCGTCAGCGCCGCCAGTGAATCCACCGTTACCAACAGCGTTGGTTGGTGCTTCAGTCAGGAATGAGCCAGACTGATTAAATGCTGATTGCTCTCTTAAAAATTTCTCTTGGTTTTCGAGCAGGACTGCGGTTACCGCCTTACGATGGGAATCTTTGATTGGATCAAGACCCTCATAGTTGAGGAGAGGTGCCCACTTTTCCTGCAGATGCTCTGAATGGAACATTTGCTTTTTACCTTTGTATTGTGGTTGTTTGGGTTTGAATTATATTAAATTCAATTATTTGCTAAAAGAACCCAGGGTTCTCAGGTATGCATTCATAGATGCAGTGTGTGTTTGAACATCACCTGCGTTGTCTACACCCTCAGAAAGGGTTTCAGTTTTAGCTTTTGGAGTTTTCTGTGTTGAGAAGTATGACTCCTTCAACATCTCCAGTTTTTCACGATATTCTTCTTCACTTTCAAACTCAACACTTTCGGAAAGTGAGGCGAGCTTCTCTTTCTGAGTCTGTGCAAGACCTTCAGAGACTTGATCTAAGATTCCATCAGCAACCGACTCTGCGAGACGCTTGTTGAGTGAAACGTTTTTCTCAATCTGCTCGTTGAGTTTTTCTTCCATTTCATCAAGTTTGTCTACCATGCTCTCAAGAACATCATATTTATCTTCAGGGATTGATACATAATGTGCTTCAAAAAGATCCTTCATGCCTGAGAGGAAGCTCTCAGTCATTTCGGTCTTCAGTCCGTATTCGACTGCAAGAGCGTTCTCTTGGAACCACTCTTCAGCAACATACTCAAGGTATGAATCGATACGATCACCGAGTTCTGCCTTGATTTCTGCTACTTCCTCAAGAAGAGCAGCTTCATATTGCTCTTCAAGGGATTCCTTGATTTGAGCAACTTTTGATCTCAGGGCAGTCTCGAAGACAACCTTTGCCTTTTCTCTGAACTCTTCGGAGAGTTCTTCGCCACCGAGCAGAGCATTAACATCTTCTTCGATGTCATACTCTTCTTCGATCTCTTCTTCTTCGGTAACTTCTTCTTCGATCTCTTCTTCAGCGACGATTTCTTGGGTCTCTTCTACTTCTTCCTCGGAGATAACTTCTTCATCTTCGAGTTCTTCTTCCTCTTTGACACCCTTCATAGGCTCAGCAGCCTTAGCACCCTTGTTAACTACATCTCTTACTTGCTTGAGTGTAGAACCAGGAGTCTTCAGCTTTGCTGAATCATCGTCTGGTTTGTAGTTTTCGGGGGTAGGACCACCGAGATCTTCGTAAGAACCTGCAATTGAAGTATCCATTGGTTCTGCTGGTTTCGCTCCGGCGTTAACAGCAGTCTTGGATTGCTTAGTGCCTACTTCCATTTCTTGTAATTGTGTACCACGAGACATTTGAACTCTCCGATTTACCTGTATTAAATCTATATTTATTTATAAATGAAAACTTTTTATAAGTTATTGAGAAACTCATTAAAAAGATTTAACTTGTGCTCATCAAGTCTTTTTTGATCGACAAGTGTATTAATGGTCTTGTATGTTTTAGCAGCGAGTTTTTCACGAAGGACGCCACCATCCCAAACCCACTCTTTTCCTTCCATAATTCCTGAAACAAATGCATCAGGAGCAGAAGGATCAGCGACAATATCGGCAGCAGTTGCTAACATAAAATCTTCACCAACTTCAGAATAACCTTCTTTGGTTGGACGAAGAGAACCGATACCACGAGAGGAAACGCCAAGAGTAACTCCTTCATTCAAAAGAGACTCTGCAATTTTTCCCATTGGGGTTGAAAGGATTTGCGCCTTTCCAATAAAGTCATTTCCCTTTTGCTCAAGAGAAACAATCTTATGAGATACTCTATCAAGATTGATCGTTGGACCTTCTGGGTGGCCAAGTTCTCCCAAAGCACGACCTTTAGAAATATACTGGTCAGTATATCTTTTTACTTCACGCTCCATTACATTGAGACGGTAAACTCTACCATTACGGTTTTGTTGTTCTGTCTGGAGAAATGGTCCTTGAATGTATAAAAGTTTTTTACCGTTTTTTTCTTCGGTAATAACTTCTACCTTTTCGATCTCTTCTCTGATGAGTTTCATTTGATTAACCTGTGTAACCTACTTTTGCACCTCTGATGGTGCCTGTTGCATAGCAAACATCATTTGGTTTTTTTTCAATAAATTCAACAGTTCCATCTGGAATTGTGATAAATGAGGTAGAAGCAGCACCAACAATAGTGCTCACTCCAATGGTTCCAGTGCTTCCAGAAACATTGACAACTCTTACAACAGTTGCCTGTGCAAAAGAAGTTGCAGAACCCGCAGCAGTTGGAATTGCTATTTCATTATCAATTATTAATGCTCTTGTCATTATTCCTGTAAGACATTTACTAGTTATTTATTTAATAAATTATTCCCCTTCCTCATAATCATAATCTTCCTCTTCGATTTCATCTTCGAGTTCTTCTGGATCCACAAACATTTGATTGGATACAGAAGGTCGAATTTGATCGATTTTTTCGGATGATTTCGCAAAGAGCAACTCTTTAATTTTGTCGCTCACCTGTGAAGGAGATTCGTCAGCTGCGATTAAGTCGATAAGGTCGTCCATAATTAGAATCAATATAATCTTTTATATTTATATTTCCCCACCATTGGGGATTTCTGGTGCCTTGGTTGATGACCCCTGAGATTCAAGATCGGGTTCCATTACTGGTTGACCCAAATCTCCACCAGCCCCAGGAATGGGTTGACCCGTTGCTGGGTCAATTGCCATTTGAGTTGGATCTGGGATTATACCATTTTTGATTTCTTTCTTAATCAATGCATCTTGTTCAAGAATTTCCTCGTCAGTCTGACGGAGAATTTTGCGACGAACATAATCCTGAGAGAAATATTTACCAACATATGGTTCTGCAGTTGCAACCATATTCAGTCTCTCATTCATAAGCTCACTATCTTTCAGTTCTGAGAAGTGATTGTCATAGAGGAAATCATATTGAATATGCTGATTCATTTTTTCCCAATCTTCTGGGGTAATGACATTCTTGAGAATCAGTTGAGTCTTGAGCATATCATTGAACATATTTGAGAATCTCTTTCTCAAACGTCCAACAAACTTGGTAAACTTGAGTTCGTCTCTCAGAATTTCAGAAGATCTACCCAAATTAAATCCACCCTCTCCGTCCATTCTGCTCGGCGGAACATTAAGGGACCTGTAAAGTTTTTTCTTAAAGTACTCAATATCTGTGATTTCTCCCAGGTTTTGGCCTCCAGGAAGAGTAGAAATTTCAGTTCCGCGTCCTCCCTCTCTTCTGGGAAGCCAGAAGTCCTCAAGCATAGCCATGTATTTTTTGTCATCACGAATTTCGCCAGTGTTTGCATCATAAACAAGTTTGTTGCGATAACGCATCATTACATCGCGCAGATATTGTTCTGCCTTTACCTTAGGAAGATTACCAACATCGATGTAGAAAATTCTACGCTCTGGGGCACGAGATAATCTATAAATGACCAGAGAATCCTCAATCATTCTCAGTTGATTGAGAGCTTTGATTGCCTTGTGAAGATAAG